TTGAAATTCCTCTATAATTCTTGAATATCTAGGACTCTGAATTGTTTCTCCAAATGTTGAATTAAATGATGAGTAACTTCCCTTGTCTACTATTTTTACAGGTCTTTGTAACGCTCTGTTAGTTGGATTTGTCATTTCTTTTTCTTACCCCTTTTATAGGCTTCTTCTTCAGAATCAAAGATTTTATTATCATCCGTACTACCGTCAACAGGTCCACCGAACTGTCCACTTCTTTGATCCCTAAGCTGTCCTGTAGGGGTAACACTTGTGATTGGAGGTTCATCTTCCATATCACTTTGATCAATCATAACATTTGTATTTGCAATAAGCCACTTTCTAGCCTCTGAACGTCTAATGATGTTATCTCTAAATGCTGTGATAACTTCCTGTACGGTTTCAGATTGCTTGATTGGTGTTTCAAAGTATACGCTGAGTTCATCCATGTTTAGACCTCTCTTTTTTAGATAAGGCATTAGGCATAATCTTTTGAATTGGTTAGCGAATCTCTCTTGGATTCTTTTTACCTTTCTGATGAGAACTGAATCTGTGCTTTCTGATGCTGCTCTAGCAGTAAATCCAGCGTTAAAGAATTGTAGTGGGAACTTGCTACCTGGTTCTAACAAGTCTCTTTGTAGGTGTTCAATCCATCCTTCAAATTTGGAGTTTCCTGATGCTTCTACAATGTTAGTTTCAAATTTCTTATCTGTTACAATCTTTGATCCTTTCTTCATCTTCTTTAGGTTATCTGCCTGAGTCTTGATGAACTGTTCTCCTGCATCTTCAAAGTAGAACATTACTGTAGGATCTGCATGACCTTTGATAATCTCAACCATGTTATCCTCTACCTCTTTCATCTGAATAAGTGGAGAATCATAAATAATGCCTGTTCTTGGATCAGTATAGTCAGTTAGTATGGAATGGAATAGTCCTCTAGCAAATGGTTCTCTTGCAACGTTAGTTAGTTTGAAATGAACTATCTCTTTTGGCTTTAAGTATATCTCTTTATCATTAACCTTTTGAACATAGTGCTTTATTCTGCCCTTATCGTCTCTTACTATTGATTCCATAGTTGTTATTGGTACTTCTACAAATTCTGCTCCTGTTGGATCTTTCTCATAAATCAAATTACCTGTTCCAATGTAAGAATACAGTCCATCTTCAATTATTTCCTGCATACCGATAGTATCAAACCACTCATCTACTGCTTTTTGTGTTTTTTTGTTCTTTGTGGTTACTTTAAGCCCTTTTCCTATTACCATTTGAATATAAGTCTCTATTGCCAAGTTTAATCTAGGATCTTGGTTAATTGCATCCAAAGTTTCTACAAAAGGTCTATCTGGAGCGAGTTCTTGTTGCCAATCTGACTGATTTACCTCGCTTTTTTGATTAAATGTCTCAATTACCTTAACAGAACCCTCATAAACCTCTTTTTTTGTGGTAATTTTGGGTAAAACTGCTCCTTTTGGGTAAATAACGTCTCCATTTGACCTAATTATAGGACTTTTCATGGTTTTTTAATGTTAATTGAATGAAAAGGAAGTATTAATCGTATTCTAAAAAGAGTTCATCTGAACCATTGACACCAACTGCTGTAATTCTGCTACCAGATACCTCTAATCTCAGTCTTACTTTATGATTTCCATGTGCCATAGGTGTTGCTCCTTGTGCAAACTTCATTAGAAATGTTCCATCATTGTTTAGTGTTAGATTCTGTGTTGAGGAAAATATTGTTTCCCCTTCTTGGTTTATCAATCTGAATGTTCCTGTGAATCCAGAAATATCCCTTGCATTAGTGAAAGTGTTTTCATCATAGACTGTGCCGCTCAAGTCATAAGTCGCACTATCCGTAAAGTCCGACTGACCCCAAGTTTTCTGGTCCAATTTCAGATATAAAACCATGCTTTATATACTAAAGCAAAGTATTAATAGAAGTATGTTAGCAGTTCATACTCCTAGTCCAGATATAGAATGGGTTTGGGATGATAGTCCTAAGAAATGGCGTATGAAAGGCGTTATGATTAACAGTATAATTGAAAATATGCGTAAAGATGAGTGCCATGAGATACTGAGATTTCCAATGCACTTATCTGATGAACAATGTATGAATCAACTCCGTACAAATACAGATCCTAACATAATTCTCTATATAGCCATGATGAAGGGTGTTACACCGATTGTAACGGTAGGACAGTTCAAGTCATTCATAGCCTCGTTTGCAAAAAAGAAAGAAGATAAAAAGAATACCAGGAAGATACCAAATTCCTATAAAAAGTCTAACTAACTCCTGCTACAGTTCCTATTCCCATCTTGTAATAGTAAAGTGCCAGTAAGAAAGCATCTCCCAAGTCAAATGTATTTTGTGTTGTCTTGTTTGTTCCTCCCTTTTTGTTATACTTGATAGTCATTAGTTGGGATTTTAATTTTCTGAACTTTGGGTGTATCTCTACCTTCTGAAAGTCTACTGCGTTTGCTGCAAAGTTTAACATCTTCTCTCCGTACTGTGAGAAATTGACAGGTTGCACGTTCATGTGGTATTTATCCCTCAAGTCTCTTATTCCCTCTGCCCATGAACCGTCTACAAACAGTCTCTTTGTCTTGAATCGTGCTGAGAGTAATTCTATTTGTCGGATGATATCGATATAGCTAGCTCGTTCAAAACTCTCTGCAAATATAACAGAGATTTTACCTTTACGCTTTTGGGTAATGCAAATCCCGAACTCTGACGAACCAAATCCAGGATCAATTCCGATAACCCTATCATTACTGTCGTCTCCGTCTTTCCATTCGTACTCTTGGCTACAGCACTCATCAAGTCCTTCAGGGCTAAAGATATCTCCAACATTCTTTCCCCAAACTCCCATGTATTCTCTTTCAAAACTTCTAGCCTCCCTTGCCTTGTCTATAAACTCTTTCGAGAAGATTGAGCTTCCAGTTTGTGGATCTTTTTTAAGACCTGATTCAGTATAAAAATGGAATCTTTCATATATGGTTTTCTCTGCTCCTGTGGAAGGTTCTTGCATAATGTCGTAAAAAAAGCCACTTGGTTCCTCCCCTGCTGTAGATACCCAAATAACCCAAGAATCTGACTTGCCAATATATCTCTCTCCGACTGTTCTAACAATGCTATCATCTCTAAGTTTGAAGAAAGCGGCTTCATCTCCAAAAAAGACACTAACTTTTGGTTTACCTCTAGCTGAATGGATGTTATTTGACGGATAACATTTAATTCTTCCTCCATTGACTTCGAGTTCGTATGCTCCATGATCTACATAACCGAGTGCTTTCTTAATTAAAAAGGCTTTCGCCCTTCTGATGAGGTCTTGTGCTAAATCTACGTTAGGTCCTGTAATGACCATAGCTTCCTTATCCTGAAAGTATGGGTCGGTGTAGCACTTCCATAATATCCAGAGCAGGACAAATTCTGTAAGTCCAAGTCCTGTAGCTTTGTAGACACAGAACGACTTGCAGGGGTTTGTTCTTTCCGAATCAAGTTTCTCCATTTCCATCTTGTCAAGTATGTCGGTTTCGTATTTGTAACATGGATGAAATATTCCATCCCTCTCAGGTCCACCGTTAGGATAAAACACATAATGCCACCAACAGCAATCTTCATCTTCTGACAGAGAGTTCTTACACCAAAAGCAATCTGGTACAACAGGTGTATCTCTTGAAGTCGCATTACTGATCAGTTGTCTCGTTTCCTTGCTCGCTATCCCCTTCAAGTTTCTTTACCACTCCTTGTTTTGGTGCTAGTCTATCCCTTTCCTTTTTAAGTTTCTTAATCTGCAAAGGTAGTTCTGCATCCTGTAACATTCTAAAGTTATCCATTTTAACCTCATGTCTTGCCCTTCTGATTTTAAGTTCAAGATCCAAATCCTCTTTCTGTTTTGAAAGTTCTATAAGATTGTCATACGCTGCTATGTCCTGTTCAAGTCCTTGTCTCATTCTGATAAACTCTCCTACATAGGTATCCAATGCAGTTTCAGATATGGTGTCCTCAAACTCTCTCCTGATAATATCAATATGATACTTTACTCCTCTTGGTGTTGTCTTTCCAAACTTTGACATTAGTGATGTGTCTCCGTTTATCTGCTCTGCTATCTGGTATGCGTTTCTCTGTTTGAATGTCCATTCGTTATAGATATAATCCCTGAACTCCTTTGAGAGTTCTGGTCCTCTAGTTCGAGTCAATTTCCTTCAAAAACCTCAAGGTAACGTTCCTAGCATCATGTAAAGCAAGTGTTTTGTAATCTGTAATCTTTCCGTTAGCGTTCCACACCTTGCAACCTACTGCCAAAGCCTGTAATCCTGTGCAACTTAGATCAGGCAGAATCTTTGGTTCTGGTTTGTCATAAGTATATTTCATATCTACATAGTTGTCAAACTGTTCTAACCAATCAGGCATATCAGCATAGTTGATTAGATTATCACTTGTCCTTTCATAGTAAACGGTTTCAGGATATTTCTCCTTTATGTTTTTCTTTATAATGTCTCCCTGATAACTTCTGTTGATACAAACCCAACTCTCAGTAGAGCCTGGAGTAATGTCGTTGTTTTTGAAATGTTCCAAGTCTACCATGTTTGGAAGATAGATTGCATTTGGCAATAAGGGAATGAGATCAGTTGTAGTTACAAAACATGGATAGGTTGAAACCGCAGATTTCTCAACCTCATCCATCTGTCTCAGTTTAGTTCCATGAAAAATGAATATCACTTTGTCTTTTGGGAAATGCTCTCTAAACTCACTAAAGTCATGTATTACTATCTTATCATAATCTTCCTGTAACTGCATAGCCCTAGTTACTATTTTGTTTACATCATCAAATAATTCAGTTACACCGTAAAACTCATGGAAGCCAAAAGGATCAAACTGTTTTAACTGTAATACCTTGTCTCCTGCACCATGCTTGCACATCATTTCGGCTACGCCTGCCATGCTGAAAAGGTGCATGATACGCATACGTTTAAATATTGGTTTAAAGGTTATAAAGTTAATGATGTTAGGAGCTAAGAAAGGGGAATCTCCTTACCTTACTCATAATTGGTGTACCAAGTGTGAGGAATGGAGAATAGGAAAACCTACATTCTGTCCTGAGTGTAATAGAAGATGTAGGGTAGGTTCACATTATTCAAACGGTAGATACCTTAGAAAGGATGTGAAAAGGATTGGGTAGATATAGATGAAAAAAATGCTAATGTGTGCTTATGGCTCTTGTAGAGAAACCTTCCCTAA